TATATTGTTTATTTTCATAATTTTTTACATGTTTTACACTAAGTTTTTGCTAATATTATTTTATATTATGTTACACTAACAAATATACTTTTTCTTCTAATTTTCTTTTTTTTGTCTTTAATTGGAGTATTTTCAGCGGTTATTATTTTTTGATTAATTTGATTAAATTCTTGAATTAATAATTTTTTTAAAAATTCATAAATCGTATGCAATACATTTTCATCACACATTCCTACAATTAATATGCTTCCTGTTCTAAAAATCATGAATGAAACTACCACTATATTTTTATATTTTTTTTTGTTTTCCTCAGATATTTGGGTTCCCGATTGAGTATTTAAATCACAATTATAATAAAATTTACATTGAATACCAGGATAAGAGCACGGGTCATAAATACATTGTATGTTATATTTAAATTTCAGTAATTCAAATAATACTTCACGGTTAATGTAAAACCCGCAGTTAAAATTCGAATTTATTAATACAGTGTCACACTTTTGATTATAATTTAACGGTTCCTCCACAAATGGCTGCATAGTTGTAATAATAGTATTTAATACTTCCTGAAAAATAACTTCATTTTGAACTCCAGGTATTTCTATTTTTCCTGTATTGAAAACTTTTATATGAAATTCTTTAAACATATCATCTATTTTTATTCGCATTATCATAACAAAACAATTATAAAATGCGCTTTTTTCTTTACACCGATAGCTCATAATATCTTTTTTTGATATTCCAACGCTTATTTTTCGAATATCTTTAAATTTTATTCTTCCTGTAGGATTATTTATACTAGTGATAATTTGCTGGTCGTAATAATTCTCATATTGCAAATTATGTTGAATAATATTTAATTCTTCTTGTGTTAAAGAATTAAATTTCATTTGTTTTTTTATAATACCATTTTTAGGAGTAGAATAAGGAATTATTTTTATTCCCCAAAAAAGCGCCTTCAAATCTATATGTTGATTTAAATAAGCTATTTTTGACTTGGTGGAAATATAAATTTTGGATGCTATTGGCACTTCTATATTTTTATTCCCCAAAAAAGCGCCTTCAAATCTATATGTTGATTTAAATAAGCTATTTTTGACTTGGTGGAAATATAAATTTTGGATGCTATTGGCACTTCTATATTTTTATTTTCATTATATGTATTTAGTTGTTGTGATTCACATTCGGCGGCAGTATCTTCTTCATAATCATCTGAAATAAAGTTTTTCCATTCATCATCAATATTCTTGTTTAAGCTATTTGCAATCATTATTATTATTCTAGTTTTGCCTTTAAATGTCTTTAAATTATTTTATTTCAATTATTTTCTTTAGTAATAAATATAAATGAATCAGTGTAAAATGTCTGTATTAAACGAAGTAACAAAATGCATTATTATTCCTGAAAATACTTCTTCACCTAGTTCTAAAAAATTTATAAACAAAAATTATAGTCTAAAAACAAACCTTTTTGACCCTGCAAAAAGCTCTCCACCCAATGATTTTATGATGAAATTATATATGCGGTTTGATACTATGACACCAAAAACATTATAAAAAACATGATTTATAACTGTGTAAGAGAATTCATTTTATTACTTTATAAAAAATAATAATCGTGTCAATGAATAATTTATATAATGCGTGTTTTTACAATCTTGAAAATGCATTATATTTTCCACAAAACCAAGAAATTCTGATGTTACCATGTGCGGTTTATTTCGAATAATAAAATTTAAAAAATATTTAATAATATTTTTTTTATCAATATTATAATTCAAACTTAAATCATGAAAAATTTTTATTAAATTATCAAATTTTTCTTTTTTAATAAATTTATCATATAAATTTTCTAATATATTATTGTCGATTATTTTTAAGGATAAATCATCTGTGCTATTTTGATTTGTTTGCATAAAATTTATCATGCTTCTAATATCAGACTTGTATAATTTTTGAATAGATTCAATTGATTTATCACTCATATTCAATTTCTCTTCTTTTGAAATATTCAATAAAAAAATAATAATATCCGTTTCTGGTAATTGATTAAAACGCAATCTTAAAAATTCATTTTGTAATCCCTCGTCTATTCTGCTTATATAATTACAAATCAAGCAAAATCTAACAGTGCTTGAATAATTTTGAAGTAAATATCGCAATGCTTGCTGCGCATTTTTGGTCATATAATCTACTTCATCCAGTATTACAAATTTCATGCCTTGATTAAAAAGAGCTTTTGAATTCACAAATTGGCTTATTTGGCTTCGTATTATATCAATGCCTCTCTCGTCACTTGCATTCAAATGAATAACTAATCCTTTTATATTTTGATTATGCTTTTTTTGATATGCATTTATTAAATTAATTATACTTGTTGTTTTACCTGTTCCAGGAGGACCATAAAAAAGCAGATTGGGAAAATAAGATGTTTCTATAATATTTTTCATGATTATTTTATTAAGCGGGTCCAGCACAATATCATCAAAATTTGTGGGGCGCCATTTTTCCATCATCGGTATGTTTTCATTATTTAAATTCATTAATTAATAATCAATAAATTATTGTTTTTAATTTAAAAAATCAATAATTATATAAAAAAGAATTGAATTAAAGTAATCGTAATATATTAACACAAACTATCATAAATAATGTCGAACAATACAAACAAATATTTAGAGCTATTTATTGGTCCAATGTTTGCAGGTAAAACCAAAAAATTAATAGAAATTTATGAACAATATAATTTTTGCGGTGTTCCTTTAGCAGTTATTAATCATTCTGCTGATACAAGATACCATGAGTCAATGCTATCAACGCATGATAAAATTATGATTCCATGCATTCAATCTCATGAACTATTGTCTCTTTATAATAATGAAACAAGTGATAATAATAATTTAAATAAATCTCTAAAAGATGCAAAAGTAATTTTAATTAATGAAGGTCAGTTTTTCGAAGATTTATATCCTTTTGTTTTACAAATGTTAAAAGAAAATAAAAAAATATATATAGCTGGGCTTGATAGTGATTTTGAGAGAAAAAAATTCGGGTCTTTATTAGATTTAATACTATTATGCGATAAAGTTACAAAACTAACATCATTATGCGGTATTTGTAAAAATGGAACTCCTGGTATATTTTCTCTTCGTCTAACTAAAGAAAAAGAGCAAATGTTGATAGGAAGTGATAATTATATATCAGTATGCAGAATTTGTTATGAATCTCATTAAATATTAATTAATATCAATAATTATGTTTATTGAAAAAACAATATATAAAAACTACTTAAATCGAGTTCGTATTATTTTAAATATAAAAGATGAGTGTAAATAATATTGTTGGTAAACTTAAAAGAGGAAGGCGTTCAAAAAAAGAAATAGAACTAGCTAATGCAAATAAATTAGCATTAGAAAATTCAAATAATGTTTTAGAAAGTGGTAATATTGAAATTAAAATAGAATGTGAAAAATTTATTAATAATGATGAAATTTTTTTTAACAATGAAAATAATGACAATAATAATGACAATAATAATGACAATAATAATGACAATAATAATGACAATATAATAGTTAAACAGGCTGCAAAGAAACGAGGAAGAAAACCTAAAGGTGGAAAAATAATTCAGCAAATTGCACATATTTTAACACAAAAAGAATGCAAGCCTAATATTATTTTGCATTTAAAATGTTCATTAAAAGATTTGGATTGTTGCGGTGATTATAATTCCAATTTTACTTGCGCTAATGTAGACCCGTATAGTTTTGAAACCAATAATGATTTATCATATGAAATAATAACAATAAACAATAGTAAAGATAATATCGAAAATTATGTAGAAAATAAATTATATCAAATAAATGATTCAAATCAAAATGAAGACTATAATGAAACTAATAATGTAAATGAAACTCGTGAAATTTGGAGAAAATTAAAAATATTAGAGCAAGATTTGCATGTTAATAATATTTCAGATAAAAAATCAGCTTGTTTTTGGTGTTCTTATGATTTTGATAGTCCTCCAATTTACATACCAAAGCATTTTATTAAGGATAGTTATCATGTATATGGCTGTTTTTGCACACCTGAATGTGCAGTTGCACATTTAATGGATGAAAATATAGATAGTTCAACAAAATTTGAGAGATATCATTTAATAAATCATATATATTCAAAAATTTATGAATATAAAAAAAATATTAAACCTGCACCGAATCCATACTACATGTTAGAAAAATATTATGGTAATTTGACAATAAAAGAATACAGAGCATTATTAAAAAGCGAACGATTATTTTTAATTGTTGATAAACCATTAACAAGAATATTACCTGAATTTCATGAAGATAATGATGATTTTATAATTAATAACAAAATTATTCCATCAAGCACTTATCAAGTAAAAAAACGATTGCAAAAAAAAACACCACAAACAAAAACCACTATATTAAATGAAAAATTTGGAATTAATAATGTATTAAGTGTAATAAATGGGTGTTAATGTAATAATATCAAATTATAAATTTGTTATTATTTTTTTTCTTTATCAATAACCACCATATTTGCAACATTTCGAATTATTTTATTAATTCCTGCTTCATCATCTGGTGTAATAGATGTCATTACCTGATTAGCTATTCGCATATATTCGTCGTTTTTTTTGGTTGTTCCATCTAAAGCTGTAGGGTTTGCATCTCTCCATATAGGAATATATTTTACATTTTTATGCGCAATTTCTGATATTGTTTTTTTAATTATGTTTTTATTTTCATCCTTGTTCCATACATCGTCGTTTTTTATGTAAATAATTTCTCTTTTTATATCGCTGCAATGAAGTGGCCTTACACACTCATCTAGGTCTTTAAGTCCTTTAATAAGTATATTAGAAATGCCTTGAACATAGCCTAGTTTTCCCATGTCTTCAAAATCATTATCCATGATTTTAATGGAATTAACAAAATCACTCATATTCATGGCATTTTTGCATTTCTCGTTTAAAAAAACATTCAAATTAAATTGCTTATTATGTGAATTCGTGTGAGTATTATGAATTGTTTGTGGTTTTGTTGCTAGCTCCATCATTTTATTGCTTTGGTCAATAATTAACTCCTTGAATTCCTTATTTTCAAATATCAATTGCTGGTTTTGCAGCACTAATTGCTTTATTAAATCATTTTTACTTATATCATCACTCTTGACAAAATGGCATGTCTTTTTGTGTTTATACATACTTTGTCGATGTTGGAACAATTTACCACAATCACATAGCATATTCGGTCTCAAAATATTTTGAGAGTTTTGAGAGTTTTTGAGAGTTTTTTGTAAGTCGTTGTCAGCCATTTGTAAGTCTGTATGTTTTATGGTCTTAATATGTTTTTTATAATCGCTTTTTCGTGATGTTAAATAGTCACAAAAATTGCAAGCGAAAATCGTTGAGAGTTTTTGAGAGTTTTTGTCAGCCATTGTAAGTCCTGCTAAAAGATGAGAAAAAAGTTTTAAATGCTTTTTTCGAAAAAATAAAAAAAAGTATGATAACAACTTAATTTTTTGTAAATTCGTTTTTAGAGCATTATGCTCACAAGCCATTTTCAGCGGCGAAAAATGTTGGAAAGTCTTTTCCCTTTTGAAAAATGGACAAAAAAAATGTCCAAAAACGAAAAGGGAAAATACTTTTCAGCTTTTTTTCGCGCCTTCCTTGCATGCTTCATTGGTTCCTTTTTCGCTTGCCTAGCATGGGTTCTTTACTTAACCTGAATATTTTGTGATGATATATGGTAATAAAATATAAAATCAAATAATGGTTATAACAGCATGAAACCTGGCACATTGCAGCTATATTATTGGCTCAGTAAAATCGCTATATAATTTATCACCTGGTTGGATATCAAAAACTCTGCGAAACATGGGTGAATATGACAGCACAGAATTAACCCGATATTTTGCCAGAGAGTGAGTCCTAGAGAAAACTCAAAAGGAAATGAAAATCCTGATATTGAAAACCATGATATCATTTCATATAATGCATCTTTGTTTCCTATTTTTCTATATTGATTTAACCTAAAAATACAATCATTCAATTGTTTTTCAACTAGGACATCATTCCAATGCGTAAAAGATTCATATAATTTTTTTATTCTAATTGCAATTGGAGTATGTTCTTTAAATATTTTTTTATATAGTATATTTTCAATTTCTTTATTTATTTTGTTTTGAAGAAAAACAATACTATTTATAGAACTTTTATTTTCTGAGATATACTTATGTTCATTTAACCATTTTTTATTTATAAATGAATAAAATCATCATTTATTGTCCCAATTATTTGTTTTTTCTTGTAATAGTTTTTTTTGTTTTTTTGTTTTTTTTAGTATAACTTTGGATTACCATAATATAA